AGAACTATCACAAGCTTTAACAGGTCAAGCTTTAACATCTGGCCTAGGAACTGTATCCAATACAACTGATCAAAATATCTCTGTTACTGGAGTTGCAACAACCTCATCAATAGGAACTTTTTCTATAACAGGTGATTCACAAGTAACTGTTGTTGCAGCAAGTGAACCTCAACTTGATGTTTCTCTAGGCACGCCAGAAGCAGATCCAGAATTTGTTGTATTCCCTTCAGGTAATGCAATGACTTCAGCATTGGGCACTGCGGGAACATCAGTATTTGTTACTGGTGTTGGAACAACACTTTCTTTAGGAGATGAAACACAAGAAACTAGCTATGAAGCACCTAGTGTTTCTGCAACATCTAGCACTGGAACTTTAAATATTCGCACAGATGTAAGCTTTACATTAACTGGCGTTTCTGCTACAAGTACAACTGGAACTCTGCAAGGGACTTTCTGGTCTGCTGTAGATGATTCTAACTCGGATATAAGTTGGACAGAAGTCCACAAAGCCGCATAAAAGTTTTGACAAACTTTAAAATTATACTTAAAACTTTATTAGGAGATTAAATGAGTTCAACTTATTCAACAGGCTTACGAATAGAGCTACAAACCACAGGAGAGAATTCAGGTACTTGGGGTACTATTACTAATAATAACTTTTCTCAGGTTTTTGAATTTGCGATTGCAGGTGTTTATTCTAAAGCAATTACAACAGGAACTTCGACTACACTAACAAACGGTGATGGTCCACAAACTCAAGCAAACAACGAAGCAAGACAAAATCAATTAATTCTAACAGGAACAGTTTCTACAACTCATACTTTACAATTCCCAGCTACACAAAAAACTTATGGTATTTATAATAATATTTCTGGTGGTGCTGACATCTCTGCGAGATTAGGTGCTACAGGAAACACAGTCACAGTTACTAATGGTAAATACAGATTATTAGCCACTGATGGAACTAACTGGTATGATATTTTTTCTTTGGCTGGTTTAGGTGAAGCTTGGCAAATTAAAACTGGTAACTACACAGCCTCCGATGGAGACAATCTTTTTGTTGATACATCTGGCGGTGCAGTCACTATAACTCTACCTGCTTCTCCTTCAATTGGAAACCAAGTAAAAATTATTGACGCTGAAGGAACTTTTGGTACAAATAACTGTACAGTTGGACGTAACTCTGAAAAAATTCAAGGTGCTACGTCAGATTTAACAATTAGCACTGATGGTGCGGGCATTGCGCTTGTTTATGTAAACAGTGACAATGGATGGAGGTTGAAATATAACGACTAATGGCTAACTTACAAGATATAGTAAATAGAAGTGAAGTAGGTGCAATTAAACCTTGGACCGCTGCTGCAGCTCCAGATGGTTATTTGTTATGTAATGGTGCTGCCGTATCAAGATCAACGTATGCAGATTTATTTGCTGTAATTTCTACAACTTACGGATCTGGTGACGGCTCTACAACGTTCAACGTTCCTCAATTACAAGGTAAAATGCCACAAGGGTATGATGGTAATACCTATAACTTAGCAGGTACTGGTGGTGCAAATACAGTAACTGTTGCAGTGACAAACAACCAAGCGGCTTCAAATGCTACAAACCAATCGGTAACTATCACAGGTAGTATTGATAATACTTCTTTAACAACAGCTCAATTAGCAAACCACACTCACAGACTTGTTTGCGGTGCACCAAACCCATTTGGAGGACCTAGTATTGGTAGATACACAGGTATACAAACGGGAACACATGCTACACAGTCTAATGCAAATGGACCTTTTGATTTTGTTAGTCAACCTTCACAAAAAAACAACTGTCTAAATGAAGTAATTGGAAGTGGAACAGGTCATAATCACAGTCATACTTTATCTGGAACATTGACAGGTAATATTACAACTTCTTTAACAGGAACTGTCACGGCGGCAGGAACCAATTCATTTTCGCCTTTTGTGGTGGTTAACTATATTATAAAGCATTAGGAGATATTCATGGCAACACAAATTGTAATTAAACCTGGAGATAACATCTTAGTTGATCAAGAGGGTATAATTGAATGGGCAGATCGAGGAAACGCAATGCCAGACATTGGTGATAATGTTCATTGTATTATATGGAATAATTTACCAGGTCAAAACGAAATTCAGCGCAAAGACACTAATGGAAATATGATTGGTAATACAGATTTAAATGCCACAAGTGACGCTGTCGGATCAACAACTGTCTCTGCTTTATTAACATGGGCAGACACAAGACAAACACAAATAGAAACTGCTGCAACTGCTTATGAAGCGGCTGTCGCAGATGATGAAGCTAATGGGACTACAAATGCTGTTGGTAGAACGTGGAAAGATTACGACTCTAACTATTCTTAAAATACTTCTTCTTTTTCGTCTTTAAAAGGACCGTTTAAATCTACGTAGTGAATGAATAATTGATGATGCCAATACTCTTTAGGCTGATTAAAAATTGGTCGCCAGTGAGGGATTTCACATCCTTTATATATAACACCATCTCCTGTTTTAATTACTATAGGAGTGTCTCCCATACATAAAGGCCATTTATAGTTAGAATCTTGATAAAAATATTTTAAGGTTATAGAAGCGCTTATTTCACAAGCATGTCTATCTTTGTGTTTTGTAAGTTCAGAACCACCAAGATAAATTCTATTATAAGAATATATTGGTTTTAATTTTAAATTGGTTTCTTTTTCCATGATGGGTAAAAGATGATGAATTATATGTCCGTAAATATCAGAATTTCTTGAATGATTAGCAGAAGAAAGAGGAGCTTGTGAATCACCCTTAGTAAAATTTTTTAAACTATAAGAAGTTAAAAATTCAACCATGTCAGGTGAAAGCATGTTTTTAACGTATTTGTATTTTTTTTGATCTAACGAACCCATGTGACTATTGCGTGTCTATCTCCGTTTGATACAGGTAATACACGGTGAGGAAACATAAAACTACTTGGAAATACCAAGGCACCTCCCACTTTATTTTTAACAATATGTTTTTCAAAAAAACAAAAATCACCTCCATCAAAATTATCGTTTAAAAGTAGTGAAATGCTAATTAGCCTAGGTAACTCATTCATGTGATCAACGTGAGTTGTATATTCTCCTTCTTCTTCACCCCTATAAAGTAAATGATCATACCCCGTATCTATTCCGTCTGATCCAAAATAAAAAGCAGGAAAATCTTTTTCGTATAGTTGTAAAACCTTTCCAATAGATTCAAAAACTTTTTGATCAAATTCGTTATCTAATCGTTTTAGATAACAATTTCTTTTTTTATTTATTACTGCTTCATTTTTTTCTTGTACTCTGGCTCTCTCAAATTGTGAGTAATCTACTTTTTCAATTATGTTTTTACATATATCTAAATCCAACACGTTTTCATATACTTTAACGAAATCTTTTAATTGTAAATTTGGATGATATTTTGTCATCTAAAACTTTTTTTATTCCAAAACATTGTTTTATATTTATCAACCCATTTACTTAGTAACTTATTACGTGTTTTTGCATGTTTATATTCTTTATAAAAACCACTCCACATTTTCCAAGCCTCTCTTTTAAAAGGAATTACTTGAACCATAGGTTCTCCTTTTTTTATTAAAAATTGTTCGTCTCTTTTTCGAAGAATAAAAGGAAAATTAATTAGATTAACATAGACATCTGTGTCAACAATACCTGGTATAATTTCAAACCTTTCTTCAATTCTGTTCATTGGTTTTATAAACAAACAACTATATCCTGGAGGTGTTTTTACCAACCATTTATTAATAAATTTTCCAGCATTTTCTCCAGTAGTTTTTTTCCACTCTTTTGGTAACTGCGCTCTATTGTGATAACCAATGTCGTCCACTTCTCTGTTTGCAGGGCTTATTGTAAAGTCATTTTCTACAGGATCTACTAGGTAATCTTGTTCAAAATATAAAATGTAGCCTGCTGTTAAAGAATCTAAGAAAGGCATGCATGTTTTTAAAGTAGGAACGTGCATATTATTATTGTGAAACCTTTCAAGTTTTTTATACTCTTCAGGTATATTTCTAGAAGCTGGTGTTGGGTGTGGCCAAACATCTAACATATCTGAATTTGTTGCACAAAAAGAAATTTTTTTATCCATTTTTTTTATCCTCTATTGTAAATAAATAATCAATTTTTGAATTATTAACTGTGTATTCTGCTAATTTTTTTGTTGCTGCTAAAGGCATTCCAGCTAAATTAAAAGAAGTATTTAATAACATTGGTACGCCAGTTTTTTCATAAAATATTTCTAATATATTATACATTATTTTGTTCTGTTTTGCAGTTATTGTTTGTATTCTACAGGTGTTATCAATGTGTAAGACCGCTGGTATTTGTTTTATTTTTTCTTTTTTACACGGCACAGCTACGGTCATAAAAGGAAGTTCTTTTATATTTAACATTTCAAACCAATTGTGAGCATGCTCTAACATAACAGTGGCTCCAAAAGGTCTAAAAAATTCTCTTTTTTTTACAGTATTAACAATATCTCGACCGTCTTTATTTCTTGGATCAAATAATATAGATCTATTACATAATGCTCTTGGACCCGCTTCACACCTACCTTGAAATAAAGCTACAATCTTTTGATTTAATATTTTATCTACAATTTCTTTGTTAACCGTCATGTCCTAAATACAAAGATGTTAATGGTCTTATCGTTTTGTCGTTAGTAAAGTTATGCCAATAGTATTTAGCAGCGCCAAGCGAAGTGCCTCCGTCATTGGCTAAAGGGTCAAAATAAAAATTAATATTTGGAAAAGCTTTTATGTATTCATAATTATTAACACAATTTAAAGCGTATCCCCCTGTCATGACAAAATTTTTAATTTTATTTTTTTTGGTTATATCGTTAATTCTATCCAAAGAACGTTCCTTACTTTGTTTTTGAACTTTGTAAGCAAGATCGGCTTTGTATTGAAAAGATTCAATTTGTTTTTTTATTTTTTTTAAATCTAATCCACTGTCAATTTTTTGTTCAAGCTCACCCCAAATTTTATAATAATATTTATTTGCAGTCCATTTATTATCTTTCTTAGTAAAAAAATTATCTATGTTTTTATTATCATTTCCGTAAGCAGATAAGCCCATTACTTTCCCTGAATCATACCATTTAAAATCTAACATTTCACAAACCATTTGAAAAGCTCCACCCATAGAATAAATTGGATTATTATCATCCCAATTTCCAGAAAAAGATGTTCTATACATTTTTTCTAATAGATTAAAATTACAAGGATAACTTGCAGTGTAAACTGATTCAAATTCTTGATTTTCCCAATTTCCTTCAACACGCCCTCCCCCGTCCGACACAAAAACAAGAGCTTCTGTAAATCCTGAACCATAAAAAGCACATGAAGCGTGCATCAAATGATGATCTAATTCTATTAAAGTTTTTTTTGTTTTTATGTTATTTTTCTTTAATAAAAATTCTTTAAAAATTGCAAACATACTTTCTGCTTCACGATCTGGATAGTCAATGTAAGTTAAAATATAAACATCAACTTCATCATCAATGTGTTTTTTTATTTCTGTAAATAAGTAAACTGGAAAATGATCTTTTTTTAAATATGTTAGTTTCTCTTCCTCCATAAAAAATAAAATATTTCCATCTTTTACGACACAAGCACTAGCATCATGCCCAACAACCAAAGATAATAATTTCATTACTTATTAATAAAATTAAATGACATGGATCTTCGAATCTCTCCTTTTACTTCAGTTTTAAAAGGCATAACACAATGTTGATGTTGAGCTTCAAAAATATAAAAATGCCCCACTTTTGGTTCCATCCAAGTAGACTTAATTCCATCAACTGAGATAAACCCTAATTGTCCATCTTTAAATTTATGTGGGTCTTTAGCGTCATTTATAAATTTTGGAACTTTTAAAAATAGAACAGTTGACCACCCTGTTGAATCATGATGCGTATGAGGAGGGTTATATTCTCCCTCTTTCATATCATTTACCCAACAACTAAGAATATGTAATTTTCTTTCTTCATTAAAAGTTCCAAGCTTTTCTATCGTGTCTATATAATCATTCATACATTCACCAATAGTTTTTGCCATTTTCGTTTGTCCTAAAAGATGAGTAAACTCTAATTCAGAATTTAATCGTCCAGCTAACCTTGTTCCAACAGAACTAAGATTTTCTTTTTCAATTTCATATTTAGAATTAAAATCGTTAATTTGATCTAAGGGAATATCGTAACGTTTTACTATTCTTCCAAATAAACTTGTTTGTGCTTTCATTCTTTTTTCTGTCCCTTTCATAACATGAATTATCTGTCAAGAAAACAATTTAAAAAAGATTTCTTGAATTATCCTGTACACATGTTTAAATTAGATCTCACCCAAAAATTACAAATCAAGGAGATATTATGGAAAATCAAGAAGTATTGAAGGCTATAGCTACCCTTGCTGATAAGGTGAGTAGATACCACGAACGTTTATTAGCAGTGGAAAGAGAAAAAGAAAAAATAGAGAAAACACTATCAGAACATTTAAAAGGTTGTAGTTGTCATCCTGTAATTGAGGGTAAACCATATGAATCTAGCACTCAGATTACTTTAACTGGTTTAGATTCTGAGGTAGAATGTGAAGCTTGCAGTGCTTAATTTCTAAAATTGTATCTGCACTGTAAAACTTTTCTTTGAACATCTGATGTCACTGCACAGACTTTATGATTAACATTTTCTTTTATACATAAAAGAGTGTTAGGATATGGGATAGAAGCGAAAGGTAATCCTCTGTTCGTGTCAATAAGTGTTTCACCACCCCAGTTAGGGTCCCAATCATCATGAATGTATAGTGAAAAATTTAAATTATAAATACCATCATGATGCCAATTAATTCCTGAGTCTTTTTCGTAAACGTAGAAATCCATGGTAAAAGCATACTTTTCTTTTTGAGTTGGTATATGAGAGTGTTCTATAATTAAATTTTCAACTTCTTTAAAAATATTATCTACATTTATGGATGTATCAGTGTTAACTAAACTTTTTATTTTAACATCTTTAATGTTTCTTTTATTCCTTGCTGAATACAAACTTTCCATCCATGGATTTTCAAGTTTAGTTGAATCAGTAAAGTCTGTATAATTAAAATTTCTTACCTTAGTTAAAATATCTTCTGGTAAAAAATTTCTAATTACTAAAGCTTTGTCGTCTAAATTTAAAACCTGCATTAATCAGGCGTTTCACCTAACATATCCGCTAAAGAAGGAGCAAATACTTTTACATCTCTTCTTATTTTTTCAGCTGTTGTAGACGTTCCTGGATTGTCAACATCCGCTTGAGCTGCAGCTTCAGACTCGTACTCTGCACCTGTATCTATATTTGTAATGGTAGTTTCTGTTTTAACTTTATAATGAGGAATTTTTCTACCATCTTCAGTAGTAATGTGACCTAATAATTCAGCAGGTTCAACTATCGGCATCTTTGTTTCTCCAATTTATATTAAAACTAATAATAACTCTGTCATTATTAGAATTATTTGTTTGTACTTCATGTTGTAACCAAGATGGAAAAAAAATCAAGGAATTCTCAACAGGTTCCCATTGTACGCTATGAGCAAGGTGTATAGAGGCTTTTTCTGTTTTTGGGGGTGATAATACCTCTGACTGTGGTTTAGGCTCTAGAAACACGATATTTCCACATTTTTTAGGAGCTTTTAAATAAAATACTCCTGATAAATAATTATAAGGGTGTGTATGCACGTTGTTTCGTGAACCTGGTGGGTTTATCATACCCCACATTCCTGTTATTTCAGGATTGTAATTATTTTGAACATCCATGTGATTAAAACAATCTTTTGAATATTTAAGAATATCATCAACCAAAGGTTTAAATTTTTTTATTTTATGTATTTCATCATCACTATGCCAACCACCTATGTTAGATCGAGGCATACCTTTTTTATCATTCTCTCGTATTTGATAAATGTTGTCGACTAAATGCTCGTGGCCCGTCAACTGCAAAGAAAAAACAGGTGTAATAAATAACGAATGAAGATTAATCAGAGTTGTCCTTTTGTGATCTCCATAAAACTAGCTACAACATGCACTTGATTGGCTGCGTTAGCTTGAACTTTCATAACATCACTTTCTTGTAAAACTAATGGTTGTTCTAGTAATTCTGTTGTTGTGTTTGTAGCAATACTTTTAGCTTTAAATAATTCAAATGTAGCTGATGATCTAAGAACTTCTACATCTAATAATGTTGTGCTACCCGAGTCATTACAAACTAAAATAGATTTTACCACTGCCGTTGTAGGTGGCACGGGAGGTGTTGCACCAGGATTAGCTGTTGGCACGGTAATTAAAGTTGTTAGGTCTGTCGTGGTGACATCTAACATTGCGCTTTTGAATACATTAGCCAAGGAAAAAAGCCTCCTGCTCTGCTTCTGATTTTAAATCAGCTTGATAGTTTGTATTTAATAAAAGAATTATTTGATCAAGCAAACTTACCATTTGATCAAATTGACTAGCATCATATTCTGGTGTAGCATTAGGTAATCTTGTTATTGTTATTTTAGCCATTTTTATACCAAACAGACAACGTGTGTCTTATTCCTTTTACTACATTTAATACAGCATGTTTGTAAATCTTACCATCAAAATAATAGGTTCTTCCTGCTAAAGGGGATATTTTAATACCTTCTACAATAGCCTCTCCTCCAACAAAATCATCATTTAAAAAGGTTATTGAAGCTCCAGTTGTTGTTTCTCTAGAGCTGTCGAGATGAAATGACATTGAGCTTCCTGTGGGATAAGAAATTATTTTAGCCCATTCTACTTCTTTAAATTTATTTTTTTCTACAGATTGACTAAGAATTTTGTTTATCAGTGGATGGTCAAAATTGATGTTTACAGTTTGACTTTCACCAATTCCAAACCCTGCACAATTAACGCAACCTGCCCATTTTTCATGAGGGTGTGTGGTAAAAACTAATAATTTTTTTATTTCTTCTTTTGATAATGTATTATCTTTTATACAAATCATCTTCTCCCATCTGGTCTAAGTTGTAGCTTTGTAGATCCAAGTCTCCAAGCTGTGTCATTTACAGTGTTTGTTTCGTATTTAATTTTAACTGCTCTACCTCTTCCTCTTACATCAATTTTCTCTGTTGTACTTGAGATAGTTCCTGTTGTAGTCACGTTTGATGAAGATTGAGGATATTGTTCTAAAGTGAGTGTAGCTGTCATGTTGTTTGCTAAATTATCAAAATCTGGTACCAACTTACTAACCGACATGAGTTCATCACCATCTGCAATTTCTACAGAACCTGTTTGTAAAAATGCTGAAATAGCCGTGCCATCTGCTTGGTTATTACCAGTCTCCTGTTCGTAAATAAAAGATGCACCTGCTGTTAATCCTAGTATAGTTGAAACGTTTGCTGTTGTACTAGCACTGTACTCAGTGGCAATCGGTAATTCATATACATAAGCACCAAGCCACGTGGTTCTACCAAGACTAACCGTGTACCATGTATTTTCTAAATAATTGTAAGCAACACCTCTGTCTATTTGTGTTGCATTTGCTGATGGATAATACCAAATAATTTCGTTAAATGCTGTATTAAGTCCAACCGCAATATCATTCTTGTTAGTATAACTTAAATCATCAAAAACAAAATCTTGCACTGAACATGGCATTTTTTTAACAACACCATCATACAGGTAAAACGCATCATCGGACATCCAATATGCTCTACCATTAACTTCTATCGCTGCATGTTGTGATATTAATCCACAATTTGCACCAAGTTGCCTCATACCAAACGTAAAAGGGGTACCAACAAATTGAATACCATGCAGTGATGTATCCGTCCAAACAAGTATTTGACCTGATGATTTAACAGCGCCGACTATTCTAGAACCATCAGATATACGCAGTGAACCTGCTTCGTTAGTTGCTACGGGAGTATAATCTGTGGCATCTTCTCGATCAGAAAAACGAAATAATAAATCATCTTGCGTTGCTGGTGTCCCTATAGTTGTTTCCGTACCAAATATAAGTAGGTGTCTAGTGTCCGTAGATACTAAACTAAACCTAGATGCAGTTGGAGCATTAGACAAAGCTGTTGCTCTTGCGTCTATTGAACCAGAAATATCTTTAATAAAGGTGCCTCCGTTTAAAACGGTAGCAATTAAATCTTCACCAAAATTATCTAATGACCAGTTTCTTGCCGCTACCACAACATTAGACGAAGACCGTGGCTCATCCCAAGTGCTGGCTCCCCATGTTTCTGTGCCCCATCCATAACCATACGTAGATGTAGAAGGACCTGTAGTTATTTGATATTTAGCATTACCTGACCCACCTCCTCCTGATGTAGAACCAGAAGCTGTGCTTGTATGTGTAACTTTATATGTATTAGCATCAACGTATGTAGTAATTTCAAACTCTTGATTCATGTCCAATCCATCTATTGTTGAAAATGAATCAAAAGTTACAAAATCACCTTCCGCTGCACCATGTGAGGAATCTGTAACAGTTACCGTGGTCGTGCCATTTGTTGTAAAAGGATTTGTAAGAGATGCTGTCTCTCTAATTGGTGTAATATCATACAACGCACCCTCGGAGAAAAGATATAATTTTCTGTCTGTTCCTAAAGCAAGATACCTAGTGCCGTCCAAACCAATCCAGCTATGTGTATCACGGACCACGCCCACAATAGTTTTATTTGGATTAGGTAAATAAGACCACCCACCCCATCTTTCAGGTTTTCCGTAGTGAAAACGCACAAAATCTGAATCCGTGTATTTTCTTTGATCACCTGCTGAGTAAGCGGTATCTTGTTTGTCAATGCCTGGTTGAAACTTTAAATCTACTAATTTCATGTCGGAGTATACTAAATTATTTATTGTTTTGTGGCAAGAATTGAGTACCCACGTTGCCTTTAAACGAGTAATTACCGTAATGGGTCATACC